TATTAGCCTTTCGGATAGAAAGAAGGTTGGCATAGCAGTCCTGTAGAATTACGGGAGGAAAAGGGAAAGCCATTAAATTGTGTCCCAAACAATAGCCTTCTTTCGCATGTTGACATTAATAAAATAATATGGGATATTATATTAATAACAATATGGAGGAAAAGATGAGTAAAGAAAGAAAACTACCGTTTGAATGTGTGGTGTATGACAAAGAACCTGTGGAAGTAAAGAACAGATTTAGCGGTGAAAGCATAGTTATTCCACCGGATGCAGTGGCTGTGTACGACTCGATCATCGGTGCAGAAATGACTCAAGACTGGGCTAGAGTACGTAAAGGCTTAGACTGGTTTGCCAAACATGAGCCGGATGCTTACATGGTGCTGTTAGATTAAGTCAATCGGGTCGGCCTATCGGGTCGGCCCGTAGCACTCCTGGTTTTTTTACACTCCATTGTTTAGGTCAGGAGTGCGATTATCTATTTTATGCTTACCCCTTGTAATATGGGATAAAATGGTTATATTAGTATTATGTTAATATTTAATTATATAACTGAAAAACGACCTAGCGTTAGCGGGCTGTTTTTCTTCATCCACCTTTCCACTGGGAGGGTTTCATAATGGGTCAAATTTATAGAAATTATTTACAAAGAAATTGTGGCCTACCAAGCACAAGAGTTCATTCTGTAGATGAAGGTGTTGCGGCGATGCACAAAGGTTATGCATTCTGTGACACAGGCTACAGAGAAATTCTTGTAAGAAATGTAATGCCTGACGAAAAGTCTTTTATGGAAATGATTGCTCTTTACGCAATCATGGAAGACCTTGATCACTTCGATTACTTTAGCGATGAAGATTTAAAAAGGGCTAAGGCAATACAAGACGTTGCTGCCATTACTCACGAATCTCACGAAAACATCACTGCTGAGATTCTTGAATTAGGCGACGAAGAAAAAATAAAAAGATGGAAGGAACTTAATAAACCTTTCAAGACCAACAAATAAAAGGGAGCGGGAGGCGAAAGCCTCCCGACTATTCAAATGTACGCATTAATCGATTTAATATTTTTTCTCATGCCAGTTATTGCAATCGGGCTATTGCTGGTATTAATCAGGCTTGTCTATTTTGTTTGCACGGGTCGTTGGTTGTGGGATTAATAACTTGGTCGGGCATCGGGTCGGGACACGCATAAAGTTCTGACCCGATGTTTTATATACGATCTAAGTAATAGAAAAGACTTCTAATTTTGGCTAAACTTGAAATATGGGATAAAATGATTATATTAATAGTATGTTAAACAACCTAGAAGGAACAAATAAAATGAAACTACTAAGTAAAATATGCAATGTAAAATATGCAAATTCAACTGGTGAAACTAAAATCTATACAGTTATTAGAGCTAATAAATCACATCAAGATTTAATGGTTGATAGATTTAAAAACAAAAATCCCGAGGATTATATTGTTGTTAGAGGTATGAATAAAAACTCTAAAGACTTTATGACTTGGAAACGAGCAAATATATTGGAGGTGCTATAATGAGTGTTAAATTTACAGATTGGGTTATCGAACAGCAACAGAAACAAATCGAACAAATCATGGAGGAAATAGAAAATGTTCGAGGACCTTTAGCAGACCAAGAAGCTTTATATGAAGAAGCTTGGGAAATTTGGGAACAACAAAACGAAACGAGGGAGGGCTAATCATGGCTAATAATAAATTAATTAATAAATCTACCTTAGAGCGTATGTCTAAGGTAGAGCTTGACGCTCTTAATAACTTGTTAGATGGTAACGCTACCGAGCATGAGAGAGATATATTAGAGAAGGCAAGCGATAGATTTATTCACTTGTATTCAGGCGAGGTATTAGGGAACGAAGACTAGGTTCCCTAGAACCATTCTAAAGTAACGGGGTTGCATTTTTGCAACCCCCCCTCCACCTAGATTCACAATTAAGGTTCAGCGGAGCTGAACCTAGTTTATGACATACAATCACAAATTTTAAATCTTTAGGTTCCCTAGCCCTTTCTATTGACATTTGAAAAAAAATAATTGAAATTGAAAACATGAATCCAAATTCAAACATGCAAAATAGAGGTCCTCAAAATTTTATGCAACAAGGACCTATGAACAATGCAACAAGTGGTGGTCAAGCCTACAACTTCATGTCTGGTGGTAGACCAACGCAGCAACAACCTTATATGCATCCGGCAACAAAGCCTCCCCAAGCACAAATGCCACCTGGCGGTCAACGACCTCCAATGCCTATGGGTATGATGATGCCACAAGGTATGCCAAACAGACCAATGAATCCTTTTGGCCACCAAAACCCACCACCGCTTCCACAAGGAACACAAGTTCCACCAAACATGGAAACAAAATCTAGCATCACAGATCCTATTGATATGAATAAAATATCTAATTTTAGTGTTTATTTAAACTCTTTAAAGAATCCTAGACAGCTTCAAAACTATCCAGACATAAATGTATTTAATCCTCAGTTTTGACATTTTTTTTAGTTCGTAGTATAAAAAAGTCTAACAAGAGGTAAAAATGAAATATTTAGTTTTAACTTTAGTGGTATTGGTAGCTGTTGGTTGTTCTTCAAGCAACATTAACTTGACAGCAAATATTCCAGAATCACAAGAAGTAGACATACATATCCAAACAAAGAACAAAGCAGAGTAATTATGCTGTCGTTATTTGGTAGTTTGCTCGGCTTTGGAACGTCGTTCCTTCCGAACATACTCGGTTTCATGGAGAAAGGTCAGTCTAACAAGCACGAGCTTCGTCTTTTAGAGGCTAAGGCAAAGCACGCTGAAGTTCTTAGCAAGCTCAACATTGCAGAGCTCGATGCGAAAGCAGATGTAGAGGAGTCCCGCTCCATCTACATGCATGCTTCGGAAATAGCTAAAAATAATAAATCATCTTTTATCTCAGCACTACAAGCATCAGTTCGACCAGTCGTTACTTATTTCTTTTTTATACTATTTGCTACAATAAAAGGCTTAGCTGTTTATGTAGCTGTACAAGAAGGAGATGATGTAACTCAAGCTATATTAAATAGTTGGGACGAAGAGACGGCAATTTTATTTTCGACCGTGATTTCGTTCTGGTTTGGTGGACGAGCTATGCGTAAAATTAGGGAGAGTAAAAATGGCTAAAGCAGCAACTAAAAAGAAACCTATTAAGAAACCACCTTTGCGTAAGAGAGCTCGGAATAAACAGGGCCACTACATCGCCGATGATCCAGGGACTCCAAATAATGAAGCATACGGAGAGCCTCCTGTACCGTCTATGAAAAAGTATGTTGGTATTGGTTTAGCACTTGTTTTAATAGCAATAGTATTATTAGCATCTTAAATACATCTTATTAATACAATTCATTTGATTAATATTATAATAGGTATATAACACCCTTAATATAAGGGTAAAGCATGCTTAATTTTATAAATATTATCTCATTTTCAACTATAGTTTGGTGCGTCTCTAGCATCATATAACAATATTTAGTTGCAACGAACCCCAAACCACTATATGTAGGTTAAATGGAATTTCGTGAATGCAACACCTGTGGTGTAACGAAAGAAATCACTTCCTTTGAAAAGTCATATTCAAAAGGAACTCAATACCGCCGACACCAATGCATGGCTTGTAAGGCACTTCAAAGAAACGATAGAACAAATAAAGATCCTATACTCTACCTTCGTAGAGCTTTTAGTCAGTTAAAATCAAGTCGTAAGACAAAAGGTAGTTTTAAATGGGAGCTAGCTTTTGATGATATCAAAAAAAAGTGGGATGATTCAAAAGGTAAATGTTCTGTTAGCGGTATAAAAATGACACATCATAGAGATGGTAGTGGAAAAAGGATACCTACAAATGTTTCTATTGATAGAATAAATAATAAAAAAGGCTATACAAAAAATAATGTTCGACTTGTATGTTGGTGTGTTAATAAAATGAAACATACTATGTCAGACGACGAATTAATGCTATGGGTAAATAGGATTTATGATGGACAACGAAACGAATTTTGAAACATTAGATGAAGAGCAAATACGCTATGCTCTTGATTTACAAAAGAGATTAAATTTTCTAGAAAACATTGAATCTTCTAGAGGTAATTTTTTAAACTTTGTACAACATGTTTGGCCTGATTTTATTTTAGGTAACCATCACAAAATTTATGCAAAAAAATTACAAGATATAGCATCTGGTAAATTAAAAAGATTAATAATAAATATGCCACCTCGACACACGAAGTCTGAGTTCGCCTCTATTTATTTTCCTGCGTACATGTTGGGACTCAATCCTAAATTAAAAATAATTCAAGCAACACACACAACAGAACTTGCAACAGGCTTTGGTCGTAAGTGTAAAGCTTTAGTAGATAGTCCCGATTATAAAACCATCTTTGAAGATACAAAAGTATCTCCCGACTCCAAAGCCGCTGGACGTTGGGCTACGACAGATGGTGGCGAATACTTTGCGGCGGGGGTTGGTGCAGCGATTACTGGTCGTGGTGCTGACCTCCTTATTATTGACGATCCCCATTCAGAGCAAGACGCTCTTTCTCCCACTGCTATGGAGAATTGTTATGAGTGGTACACATCTGGTCCAAGACAAAGATTGCAACCAGGCGGATCTATTGTTGTTGTTATGACTCGTTGGTCTACGAAAGATTTAACAGCTGAGGTTTTAAAAAAACAAACAGAATCAAACTCAGACCAATGGGAGGTTGTTGAGTTTCCTGCTATCTTTGATGACGGTAATGTTTTATGGCCTAACTTTTGGTCTGAAGATGAATTGCTTAAAGTTAAATCTTCTTTGCCGGTTGCTAAGTGGAATGCACAATGGTTACAAAAACCTACATCAGCTGAGGGTGCTATCATAAAAAGAGAATGGTGGAAAATGTGGGAACAAGATGAACCTCCTACATGCGAATATGTATTACAATCATACGATACTGCATTTTTAAAATCAGAAACAGCTGACTACAGTGCTATTAGTACATGGGGCGTGTTCTATAAAGATGAAGATTCTGGACCAAGTTTAATACTTTTAGATTGTAAAAAAGGTAGATGGGAGTTCCCTGACTTAAAAAGAATTGCAATGGAGTCATTTTCAGAGCATAATCCAGATATAGTTTTAATAGAAGCTAAAGCATCTGGGTTACCTTTAACTCAGGAGTTGAGAAATATGGGGATACCTGTTATAAATTTCTCACCAGGCGGAAGACGAACTGGACAAGATAAAGTTTCAAGAGTTCATGCCTGTGCTCCAATGTTTGAATCTGGTCTTGTATGGCGACCAGACTTTCAATGGGCGGAAGAGATGGTAGAAGAATGTGCCTCTTTTCCTTTTGGCGACAATGATGACTTGGTAGATTCCATGTCACAGGCTATACTGAGATTTCGTGAAGGTGGTTTTATACGTCACCCTAGCGATGAAGAGTGGGGCGAAGAGCCTCCTAGAAGAAAGGAGTACTACTAATGTTTAAACCAGTAATTGCAGAAGTAAAAGTACCTAAAGTTGAAAAAGCTAAAGGTGAAGTTGAAGTAAAAGTTCCTACAGGAAATGGAGCTGGTACTATGAAGTCAATGGGTGCTGCCACTAGAGGTGGTAAGTTTTCAGGAACTTTTTAATATAAGGAAGTCACATGGCTGAGAATCCGTTTGGACAAGGTGGTCCAGAAGAAGAAGAACTTGAAATTGAAGGTAACCCTATAGACACTGCTGAGGTAGATCCACAGCTTGCCGAAGCACTAGCTTCAGGCGATGTAACAGAAATGGAAGATGGTTCTGTTGAAGTTGGAGAGTTTATTGAAGAAACTGAAATGCAAATGGAAGTTCCTTTTGATGCTAACCTATCAGAATATATGGAACCTCAAGAATTAGGAGCATTGTCTTCTAATCTTTTAAGTGCAGTAGAAGCTGATATCTCAGCTCGTGAAGATTGGGAAAAAATTTACGAACGTGGATTAGAACTTCTCGGCGTAGAAGAAGACGACAGAACAGAACCTTTCGAGGGAGCAGCGGGCGTTACGCATCCTGTTCTTGCTGAAAGTGTTACACAATTCCAAGCACAAGCCTATAAAGAATTATTACCAGCCGGTGGACCAGTTAGGGTTCAGATAGTTGGTGAACCAAACCCCGAAACAGAAAAACAATCACAAAGAGTTCAAGACTTTATGAACTATCAGATTTGTTACAACATGGAAGAGTACGACCCTGAGCTAGATCAGTTGCTATTCTATCTACCGTTATCTGGTTCTGCGTTTAAGAAAGTTTACTATGATGAAATGAAAGAGCGTCCTGTAGCACGTTTTGTTCATTCCGAAGATATTATTGTACCTTATAACTCTGTTGATTTATCAAATGCTATTCGATTAACACACAGATTAAAAATGACAGGCAATGATGTTCGTAAATTCCAAGTATCAGGAGTTTATAGAGATGTACCTGTTAAACCAACACATGTTTACTCAGACCTAGAAGAAACAATAGAAAAAGTTTCTGGTGAGTCTGCCACCAATACTTACGAAGAAGATGATTTAGAAATTTATGAAATTCATACTTATTTAGATTTACCTGGATTCGAAGATATAGGGGGTGATGGCGAGCCAACAGGCATAAAGATACCATATATTGTTACTATAGATGTTGGTTCATCTAACATTTTAAGTATTAGAAGAAACTACAAAGAAGAAGATCCTAAAAAAGATCCTAACAATTATTTTGTACATTATAAATTTTTACCGGGACTTGGTTTTTACGGATTTGGTTTACCTCACATTATAGGTAACCTATCTCGATCTGCCACGTCCATACTAAGACAACTTATTGACTCTGGAACACTAGCTAACTTACCAGCTGGTTTTAAAGCTAGAGGTATACGAGTTCGTGATGAGGCAGAACCACTACAACCTGGTGAATTTAGAGATATAGATGCTCCAGGGGGTGACCTGCGAGCATCTATTATACCATTACCTTTTAAAGAACCTTCGCAAACTTTATTACAATTGCTTGGTATTATTGTTGAAAGCGGCAAAAGATTTGCGTCTGTTGCTGACATGCCTTTAGCAGAACAAAACGGACCAGTTGGTTCTACTGTTGCAATGCTAGAGCGTGGTACAAAAATTATGTCTGCAATACATAAAAGATTACACTATGCACAAAAAATAGAATTTAATCTTTTAGCAGGTTTATTTAAAGATTATCTGCCACCTGTATATCCTTATGAAGTAAGTGGTGGTGATCCAAATATTAAGCAAGCTGACTTTGATGACAGAATAGATGTTATGCCTGTATCAGACCCTAACATTTTTTCTACAGCACAAAGAATTGCTATTGCACAAACAAGCTTACAACTTATTCAGTCTAATCCGCAAGTACATGGGCCTGCTGGTATGTATGAAGCTTACAAAAGAATGTACGAAGCTTTAGGTGTTCGTAGTATTGAAAAAATATTACCACCACCTCCGCAACCGCAACCTGTAGACCCCGGCATAGAAAATGCTAATGCACTACAAGGTAGAGGACTACAAGCTTTTCCTGGTCAAGACCATCAAGCTCATATCGAAGCACATTTAACATTTATGCGTACACCTGCTGTTATGGCAAATATAAATATTATTGGTATTCTTACAGCTCACATCTATGAACATGTTAGTTTACAAGCTAGAGAGTTAGTAGAAGCAGAGTTTGGACCTCAACTACAACAACTACAAGAACAATATCAAGGTCAAATTCCACCAGAAGCTATGCAACAAATTCAAATGGAAATAGAAAACGAAGTTGCTCAACGTATTGCTGAGATGTCCGCACAAATGTCTGAAGTTCTTGCACCTCCTCCTAACGAAGATCCATTAGTAGAAATTCGTCAACAGGAATTAGCTTTACAAGGTGCTAAACTACAACAAGACGCTAAAGAGTTTGAAACTAAAACAGCATTACAAGTTCAACAGGAAAATTATAAAAATTTAATGGGCGAACAAAAACAACAATTTAGTGAAATGCAAGCTTTAGATAAATCAGCTATTGCTCGTGAAAGAATAGATGCTCAAGAAGAGATAGCGGCAGGTCGTATTGCTCTTGAGTTACAAAAACTCCAAAAAGATAAAGAGATGGAGAAAATTGATGTTGAACGATTAAGAAACTTATCTGAAAGAAACTAATGGCACAAAGAAAAGAAAAACCTATACGACGAACCACAGGCAAAGGCGGTAATTATCGCTCTACTAAGTCTGGTGCAGGTATGACTAAAAAAGGCGTAGCTGCTTATCGTCGTAAAAATCCTGGTTCTAAATTAAAAACTGCTGTTACAGGAAAAGTTAAAAAAGGTAGTGCTGCTGCAAAAAGAAGAAAAAGTTATTGTGCTCGTTCTGCTGGACAGTTAAAAAGAAGTAGTGCTAAAACTAGAAATGATCCTAATTCAAGAATTAGGCAAGCTAGAAGAAGATGGAAATGTTAATGGAGAAAAAATATGGCTAAAAGAGGCTTATATGCAAACATTCATGCTAAGAGAAAGAGAATAGCAGCTGGCTCTGGCGAAAAAATGAGGAAAAAAGGAGCTAAAGGAGCTCCTACTGATAAAAACTTTAAAAGAGCTGCAAAAACAGCTAAAAAACGAACAACCAAAAAAAGGAGAAAGTAATGTTTAAAAGAACTAAAGGCGGAACTAAAGGCGGCATGAGAGGCGGCATGAGAAACTATAAAGGTGGCGGTTCTGTAAGACCAAAAGGCTACAAAAAAGGTGGTGCTGTTAAGTCTAAAGGAAGAAAAAAAGGCGGCAGAAAGAAAAAATAAAATAAGATAAGGAGGAGAGATGTCTTATTTAATATCAAATGTACCCTACTTTAAGGTATGGGTAAGAAAAGAATTTACTGCGGGTCATCAAAAATACCATGGTGAATTTTTACATGGATTAGCTGTAGCAGTTAATTGCATTCCAGATAGGTCACTATCATTTCAAGTTATATTTACAGGTTGTGAAGCAGAAGACGATGAATCTAATGTTCATGGTGGTGCTATGTGGGCTCGCATGCCTATACAAGCTTTAGTTGCTGACATACCTTTGGATGAATGGCCTGACAGAATGGAAAATCATTTATGTCAACCGTGGGACTGCATGTCTCATCATCACAGTGTTATTAGTATAGATAGAACTTCGTCATCACCTTGGTATGCAAAGATAGATGGTGAATTTTATTTAGCTAAATACATTTTTACAGTTGATTATACTGAACATGAAATAGCTGACAGTCCAGATCAACACAAACAAAGTCATGTATTGTATGTAACTGAAGGTCAATGGAAAGGAAATGTTATTGCTTTACCTAATAATAGAGTAAGAGTAACAAATCCTGCATTATGGTCAACAGGAGAAGGAGCACCTGATTTTGCTCCAAGTCAGTGGCTTCATAGTAGTGAAGAACACGAAAGTTACACTGATCCAAGCATAACTTTTAACAATTTATACAGCGAGACAGAAAAAAAATGAAAGATGGGGTTGAATTAATTCAAGAAATACTACATATTGTTCGTGAACAGAGAGAAGATGTTCACACAAAGATAACTTCAGGGAACTGCAAAGATTGGGAATCATACCGGGCCTGCATCGGACAACTACAGAGCCTGTCCTATGTGGAGCAAGAGATAATTGCTCTGGTGTCACGAGGAGAACGTGAAGATGGTTAAAAACCTGATAGTACCTAAGAAGTACGCCAAAAAAGAAAAGGTAGAGGAAAAAGTAGAAGACAAAAAATCTGAACTACAAGTATCCGATGCCTACGTTAAAGAAGAAAATAGGGTTTTAGACCCAAATCTTCTAAAAAAATCAACTAAACAAAGAATGCCTCAACCTACTGGATATCGTATTGTCGTAATGCCGTTCCAAGGGTTTGCAAAATCAAAAGGTGGTATTCTTTTATCAGATGAGACACGAGAGCGAGAATCATTAGCTACGGTCGTAGCTTACATCGTCCAACTTGGACCTGATGCTTACAAAGATAAATCTAAATTTCCTAGCGGGCCATATTGCAAGCAAGGTGATTGGGCTATTATTGGAAAATATGCAGGAACAAGAATCAAACTAGAAGATGGTGAGATTAGAATATTAAATGACGATGAAATTCTCGGAACTATTTTAGAACCGACTGATGTCTATACTATATAGGAGTGTCTTATGACAAATGACGAAACAGAAGAAGCCCAAATCATTGAAGTGGAGCAAGAAACACCGCTAGATGAAAATCAACCAGCAGAAGTATCGCTAGAAACTGCTGAAGAAACACCTGAACCGCAAGGTTTAAGTGAAGAAGATCTTGATAAAAGAAGAGAGAAGACTCAAAAAAGAATTAATAAGCTTGTTGCTCAAAGAAAAGAGTCAGAAGAAAGAGAAGCTGCTGCTTTACAATTTGCTCAACAGCAAAAAGCTGAAGTAGACGCTTTAAGAGGACAACTAACTAGTTTAAATACAGGTTATAGCTCAGAAGCTTCTAGTCGTATTGATTCTCAAGAAGTTCAAGCAAAAGCTGCTTTTAAAGAAGCATATGAGGCTGGTGAAGTTGATAAAATGGCTGATGCTCAGCAAGTTATGGCTAAGATTGCTATTGAAAAAGAAAGACTTAGAATTTTCAAAGACAATCAAGAAAAACAAAAGCAACGTGCAGAGCAAATGCAAACACAACAAGCTCAACAACCTGAACAAGTGCCTTTAAATCAATATCAACAACCCGTTCAACAACCTGAACCAGATGCAAAAGCTGTTGATTGGGCAGAAAGAGATGAAAATAAATGGTTTGGTCAAGATAGAGCTATGACTGCAACTGCTTTTACAATTCATCAACAACTTGTTGAAGAAGAAGGGATGGATCCTCAGTCTGATGATTACTATGAAGAGATAGATAAAAGAATTAGACAAGAATTTCCTCATAAATTTGAAGGACAATCTGCTCCTGCTCAGAAGGTAGCGTCAGTTTCTCAAGGAAGAACTAGCCAAAAGAGTAAAAAGAGTGTTAAACTAACCCCAGCCCAGATTTCTGTAGCTAAAAAACTTGGTGTACCGCTAGATGCGTACGCTAAAGAAGTTGCGAAACTTGCGGCAAGAAATTCATAGAGGTATATGATGTCTAAAAAAGATAATGAAATGGAATACATAGAAGCAGAACAAAAAGCTACCGCTGAAGCTACTGCTAAGACTGATACAGAAATTAACAGAAGAGCTCGTGCAACAAACACAAGAGCTTCTGCCGAACGCCCTGTGCAATGGCGACCACCCAGTAAATTGCACGCCCCAAATGCTCCGTCTGGTTATGTCCATAGATGGATTCGAGCTGAAGTTTTAGGTTATGAGGACAAAAATAATGTCCACTCAAGAATGACTGAAGGCTATGAGCTTGTTCGTGCGGACGAGTATGAGGATTTCACTTATCCAAGTGTCGAGGAAGGCAAATATGCTGGAGTCATAGGGGTAGGTGGTTTACTTCTGGCTAGAATACCAGAAGAATTCATTGAACAACGCAAACAATACTACGCTCAGCGTGCTTCACAGCAAATGCAAGCGGTCGACAATGATTGGATGCGTGACAATAATCCCGCTATGCCTAAAATGCAGGCAGAGCGAAGTTCAAAAGTAACCTTTGGTTCAGATTAAGACTGAATCAAACCTTATATTAGGAGTAATAAATGGCTTTAACAAACTTAGATGCTCCATTTGGTTTACGTCCTGCTCGTCTATTAGGCGGCGGTGCGTATACTGGCGGTCAATCAAGGTACGAAATATCAAATGCAAATACCACTAAGATTTATCAAGGTGATATTGTAAAAGGTTTAAGTACTGGATATGTACAAAGAATGGCAGCTGGTGATGGGGGACTTGTGCTGGGCGTGTTTAACGGATGCCAATTCACAGATTCTTCAACAGGAACACCAAGATGGTCAAACCATTGGACTGGTGACGCAAATGTTACTAGTACAGTGAAAGCTTATATCGTAGATGATCCAAATATCGTATGTGAAGTGCAAGCAGATGCTGCATTCACTATAGCTGGCGTTTTCGCTAACTATGATATCGTGGATAACAACCCGGTAGGAAGTACAACAGCTGGAATTTCTCACGCTGAGCTAGATGTAGGAACAGGAAACACAACTGCTGCCCTTCCTCTAAAAGCTTTAGGAGTGACAACTAATCCAACTAATGATCTAACAACAGTTACTAACACAGGTGTAATAGTTATGATAAATAACCACACATTTAGTGCTGGTACTACTGGCGTATAGGGAGATAAAAAATGGCTATATCAAGAGCTCAACTTGCTAAAGAACTAGAGCCTGGCTTAAATGCTCTCTTTGGCTTAGAATATGCTAAATACGGTGATCAAGCAGCTGAAATTTTCGAAACAGAGTCTTCAGACAGAGCTTTCGAAGAAGAAGTAATGCTTTCCGGATTTGGTGCTGCACCAACAAAGTCAGAAGGTGCAGGAGTTGAATACGACAGTGCTTCAGAAGTTTATACAGCTCGTTACACACACGAAACTGTAGCAATGGCATTTGCCTTAACTGAAGAAGCAGTCGAAGACAACCTGTATGATCGTTTGTCAAACCGCTATACCAAAGCACTAGCTAGGTCAATGGCACACAGTAAACAAGTAAAAGCAGCTTCCGTTTTAAATAACGCATATACAGCTGGATTTACTGGTGGTGACGGCAAGACTTTACTTGCAACAGATCACCCACTTGCTGTAGGTGGCACATTCGCTAACACACCTGTTGTTGCAACAGATTTGAATGAAACATCAATAGAAAACGCACTAATTTCAATTAGTCAGTTTACTGATGAAAGAGGTCTTATCGTTGCCCTTCGTGGACAAAAACTTGTTGTCCCAGCTGAACTACAATTCGTAGCAGAAAGACTTATGGAAACTGCTGGACGTGTAGGAACTGCTGATAACGACATCAATGCACTTAAATCTTCAGGTGCTGTACCACAAGGATACACTGTTAATAATTTCTTAACAGATCCAGATGCTTGGTTTATTCTTACAGATGCACCTAACGGTTTAAAACACTTTAACCGTTCGCCTCTAAGAACAGCAATGGAAGGTGAATTCAACACAGGTAATATGAGATTTAAAGCTCGTGAGCGTTACAGCTACGGGTGGTCAGATCCTCGTGCTATCTTTGGTTCAAATGGTGCTTAATTAATTTTAAGTATTATGAATTCAGAAAAGGGAGCTTCGGCTCCCTTTTTTTTGTTTGCATTTGTTTAATTAATTATGTACCCTAAGATATCTTTAGACGACCATTGAGGTCGACTTAACCAGACTAAGGAGAATATTATGGGTCAAACAACTTTTTCAGGACCAATTAAAGCGGGTCCCGTATCTAAAACAACAGGTACAAACGTACAAACAAACATGAAGGACGTAGGTTCTTCTGTAATTTCACAATCAGTGAGCGTAACACAAAATACTAATGCTCCTGCAACAACTATTATTATTCCTGCTAATAGCCAAATCATATCAATTAAATTATATGTAACTGTAGCTTGGAGTGGTGGAGCTTCTACCGCTGGACTAGGATGGGATAACGGTGCTGTTGTAGATGCAACATCACTAACTACAGCAGCTGGCGTTGCTGGTGGTACACTTGGTATTGTCAATGTAACACCTGGTGCTAATAAACCAAGAGTTGACAATTGGTTAGATAGTGGAACAGACAAGAAAAGAATTAGATTGTTAAGTGCTAATGCTGGCAATGGTGTAGGTGTATTAACAGTAGATTACGTCCAAAATAATAACGTACTTTAATAGGAGGTTATAATGGCTGGACACTATAAAAGTCATCAACAGGGTTCCAACGCAACTACGGAAGTAGTTGCAGGAACTACTGACAATGCATACACTAAAGCAAAAGGCACAAATCAAGTTGTCTATTTTAGAGGTCTTTATTTAGAAGCTGATTCAGCTGACGGAACTGTAGATATTCAAACTAAAAATAAAGCTGGAACATATACTACTCAGTTTACTTTTAAAGTAAATTCTGGTTCAAGCGATAGTTTTTATTCAGATCCAGGGCTTAGGCTAAGCAGAGGCATGAGGGTAATATCAAACGCAGGTATTACAAATTGTGTTATAACTTATACGGCGTAAAATATGGCTACTGAATTTGATTATCTTAGAGATCTAGTAACTACTAACCCTGACGGAACTGTTAATGTTGGTGGTGTTACTTATGCTGCTGATGGTAGTGGTATTATAGAAGATTATGGTACGGTAAGTGATGCACAACAATATTTAGATAGTGGTGCAGATACTATAGCAGATACACTTTCCGGAGATAATGTTTATTTAGAAAGTCTTGGTTATGTTTATGATCCAAGAACAGGAAGTTATGGTCTTCCACCTGAACCTGAACCTGAACCTGAACCTATAACTGATCCTCCGCCTAAACTTGAACCAAACCCACCACTAGATATAGATTTAGAGCCTGGAACTCCAACCCCACTTGAGCCAGAACCTCAGCCTAT